CAATTCATGTCAACAGTACGACCAGTGGTAAGCGAGGTAGCATGAACAACTTGCACACACTGACCCCACGATCCAACTTCAGTAGCTCCCTGAGCCGAAGTTCCGCGTCCTTTCACAACAGTAACACGTCGAACCTGGGCAGACTCAGAATAAATTCCCTGAGGTTCAGATTCCTTCGGTTCCTCAATCTCTTGGGTATACCACTTATACGCTTTCCAAGAGCCGTACAAGACAAGAATCGAACCAATAGCGCCACTAACAGCAACAGCAGTCTTAAAATGAGTCTTCTTCGATACAGACTGCTCAATTGGTGCCATAAACGGAAAAGCCCGAACATGATCATCCATGTTCAATTGCGAACTCGCTCGCGACAACGACGCCGGCGTGGTAAAACCTGGTGTAAACGGTCCAGGAAGCTCACCGATATAAAACCGGGCTTCTTCGTCTTCTCCACCTTGTGGCCGCGTAGCATCACCAAGACCATGATACGTCGTGTCAATACGAGACAAAGCAGCCAACATCACCTGCTCATTCGTCCGATGAGCAAGATACATCTCCGCAGCACGATTGACAAGCTCTGTGAAATTCATCCACTTCTCACCATTGAGACCAACAAATCGGTCAGTCTCACACATCAAGTAAACCTTCGCAGTATCCGGAGAAATGGCATCCTTGTCATCAGACCAATGGCGCATGTTCACATGCATATGTTTGCGACGCGAAATGGCTTCAAGCGAATACGGCATGTCAGATGGTTTCGGACACGCATTGTTCGTCGACAAAATGAACATCTTCGCAGTAAGAGGTGTTCCCTTAATACCACACGCAGAATTATCAAGGGACGCCAACGGTGGAAAGAAAGTGACGTTCGACACACACTGCAAAAACTCACACAAAGGCTCAGGCTTGACAACAGCAAATGCATCATCACAAAGTACACATGCTTGACGAGTGTACCCATCCCAATAAGCGGAGCCGGCATTTCGAGTATAAATATCATGATTCTCGAAAAATGCCCTAGCAAGAC